ACGCAGTGGCCGGCGAATCCGCCAGGGATGAACTCGGGTTTCCAGTCGTCGAGAACGGCGGTGTCCTCCTGCATCCAGATGGTCTTGCCGCTGGGGCTGACGCGGATCACCGTGCAGGCGGTCCGGTCGCTGTAGTGGCAGACGGTCGCGCCGTCACCGACAGTCGGTGTCCAGTCGGGCGCGCTCATTTGCCCCACCCCTCCCTCCGACTGCGGGTCTTGATCGAGTTGGGGGACAGTCCGTAATGCTCGGCGGTCTGCTTCACGCTGCGGCATTCGAGCCAGTAGTCCCGGACCTGCGACCAGTGGTCGTCACCGTGGCCGGGATTGCCGACCTTCTTGGCGGGCTTGGATGCCTTCGCCTTGGGTGGCGTGGCCTCTGCGGGCGTTGGTTCGGGCTCAGCCGCGTCAGCGAACGCGTCGTAACGTCCCGGGCTGGCCTCGGTCGCCGGACGGGTGAGCGGCACGACATTCGCAGCGGGCGCGACGTTGTTGCCGTCGCCCCCGGCGAGGATTTCCGCGACGATTTCACGGATCAGTGGCACGGGGATTTCGGTGATGGTGAAAACCAGTCCGTTGAGCGTCTTGCGCCCGATGGACTGCTTGAGAAACTTCAAAGCCTCACCTCGGGTGCGGCCCTGATAGCGGCCTTCGAATACATTGGTTTCTTTGTCGTCGCAGACGATCCAATACAGTTTGTTCATGGTGGTGTTATGGTTTGGTGTTGGTGATGTTGCCGTCGGTGTCGATCCGGACGCTGAACACCAGCAGTCCGATTTTTGTTTGCTTGGCGAAGTTGGCCCGGAACTCGCGGGCGTGGATTCCGGCCATGGGATCGACCGGCAGGATGCGCCGAACGGTGAAGCCGTTTTGTTCAAGACTGCGGATGCTTTGCTGCATCGCCTTGGTGAGGTATCTGTTGGTGATAGATGCTGTTGTCATAGCATCCCTCATCTGCCCGTCTGATCGGGCACGTCCATGTCTTTTTTCGTCTTTCTGTTGGAGAGTTTTCATGACGGAAGTGGGCGGTTGATTTGGATGGTGCGGCCTTTGGTTTCACCGGCGGTGTAACTGCCCGAATGCAGGCGGCGCGACCGGGTGTTGCGATTGCGGAGCTTGCCGTAATTGTCCTCGACGTATCGGGTGATGACCGCCTGCTGGTCCACGACGACCAGTCCGTATGTTTGGCGCTGGTCGGCGGCGTAGGATTGTTCGGCCCGTTGTTTCGCCGCTTTGAGTTCGGCGTTCAGGCCGTCGCGCAAGCCCCGGTAGTAGGATGCCTTGTCCGGGTTGGCGTGGGTCCGCTTGAACTCGTTCCAACAGCGGAAGAATGTCTGCCGCAGGTAGTTGAAGGCATAGATGGCAAAGTCGATGTCGGCGGCGGCACCAATGATGTCCACCGGTGTCCCCCGCCCATCGGGCATCAGGATCGTCTTCACGTTGAAGTGCGCCTGCAGGATCGAGAGAATCATCAGGTCGGCCGGGTTGAGGGTCTTCGGCAGATCGACCTTGCCCTTGTTGACGGTGAAGCCCGCGCCGCCCGATTCGCCGCGCTCCATGCGGAGCAGCGCCGAGTCGATGTTGTGGCGGGTCATCAATTCCTGCGCTTTCGCCAGTGCCACTTTCGCTTCGTTCTCGGTGGAACCGCGGGAGCGGTCAGCCAGGCGCAGGAGCTTGCGGATTTTTTCGAGGATTTCGGATTCGGATTTCATGGGATCTTGGTGGTTGGTAGTTAGATTTCTTCGTCGGGGATGCCTGCGGTGATGACATCCACCGGGATGTGAGTGGAACCGCCCGTGTCGCAGAGATCGGAGTAGCGGATCTTCGCTGCCTTGAGTTCGGCGCGGGCGGTGTCCAGATCATCCCAGCTTTCGAGGAAGACCCGGCGCGGGCGACCGGCGAGAACCGAGCTGCGTCCATAGGTCGAATGACCGTAGAGCGTCGGCTTGTTGGAGCAGTAGGTTTCGCCGCGTCCGTATTCAAGAGTGAGGCTGCGGTGTTGCTTGATGTATTCGATGTCCATGGTGTTGTTTGGTTGGGGTTGGTCAGTTCAGTGGGAGTTGATAGATTTCTCGGCGTCGTTCATTCCGAGATTGCAGTAGGACTCGCCGGAGTATCCGGCGGCAGCCCATTCCTCGCGGGCTTCATCGGTGAGCAGTTCGGCGACTTGTTCGATTTCCTCGATGGTCATGGCGTCTATTTCACTGGCGGTGTACATGGTGGTTTCAGGGATTGATGGTTGCGGGTTGAATCATTTCAGCGGTAACGAGTTCGGTCGGGATGATCCCGCCGTGCGGCCATTCGACAGGCCGGATGAATCCGCGGTCGCCGCTCCATTCGGCAACTACATGGAGCGTGTCGTCTCCATCCCACTCGGGGCGGATCAGGACTAACATTCCGGTGACGTATGCGGTGTCATTTCCGGCGTTGGCAGTCCCTTTCATCGTCCCTCATCTGCCAGTCTGACAACTTGAGTCCATGTCTTTTTTCGTCTTTTTTCGTCCCGTTCTGAATGCCCGTTAGATGATGAATTGGCACGGTGCATGAACGTCATGATGCGTGCCAATCATGCGTCATTCCGCAGACTCCGATTCTGTTTCGATTGGCACGTTTCATGAGTGAAACGATGCGGAGAAATCATGTCTTTTTTCCTCTAACTTCACTTGGTCATGGACGTGAGGTGGCACCATGGCAGATATTAACCATGACAACGCCGACCATGTCCCGCCGCTTCGGAGTCGAGATTGAATTCCTCTCCACTATCACCAAAGAGCAAGCCGTCATGAGCTTGAGAGCCGCAGGCATCCGGGTCGAATCTTCCTACTACACCCACGACATCACGCCGTATTGGAAGATCGTCACTGACGGCTCCTGCGGTTTGGAACTCGTCTCACCGGTTCTCGAAGGCGAGGCCGGTATCGAGGAAGTCCGCATCGCCGCCACCGCACTGGAAGCTGCCGGTGCGCAAGTGGACAAGCGCTGCGGACTCCATGTCCATTTCGATGCCCGCTCGATGAATCTTAAAGCGGTGAAGAACCTCTTCAAACTCTGGCTAAAATTCGAGGATGTTCTGGATACCTTCCAACCGCAGTCACGCCGGGGCAACAACAACACCTACTGCCGCACGAACCTCGATCACAGCATCAGCGACGCCAGAAATCACCGGGGCCAATGCTCCCAGATGTTCCGCAAGATCGACGCCTGCCGGAACATGGATCAAATGAAGCAACTCTACCCCTGCCGCTATCGAAAGTTGAACATTCAATCCTACTTCCGCCATCAGACACTGGAGGTCCGCCACCACTCGGGAACCACCGATCCGACCAAGATCACCAACTGGGTGCGGTTGATGGCCCGCATGTTCGACGCCGCCGAATCCGCCGCCGCCGTTCGTAACCGCCCCGAAGACAACGGAGTCGGGATGCCCCGCATGAAGTGGTTCTTCCAAGCCATCGACGCCAAGGGACTGACGAAATTCTACACCGCACGCGCCAAAAAACTGGCCGCCTGATTTCCACCAATGACAATGACCACCATGAACACCGAATACCACACCATCGACGGGGCGACCTTCTCCGCCGTTGATGCCACCGACCTGATGACCCAACTGCGGGCCGACAGCTTCAACCCGGAAGCCGACCTGCCATCCTACTGCCGCGCCACCGCACGGGCGTCCAAGATGCAGACCGGCAAACCTCACCGCCCGTGGCCGCCGAAGGCACTGGTCGAGGACATGCTCGCCTCCGGCCTGATCGCCACCGGCAAGCGCCACCCGGAATGGGGAACCACCAACGACTGAACGGCCATGGCATACCGAATCATGGAACCACGCTTCCCGCTGGGAAGGACAGTCGCGACACCGACCGCGATGGCACTCGGCATCGACCTGGCGTCCTACATGCACCGCCATCATTGCGGCGACTGGGGCGACCTCGACGAATGCGACAAGCAGGCGAACGAAGATGCCCTGATCCACGGCGACCGCATCCTGAGCCACTACAAGCTCGGTGGCGGCCGGCGGATCTACATCATCACCGAATGGGACCGCAGCTCGACTTGCATCATGCTCCCGGAAGAATATTGACTTTCCGGCAAATTGCCGGAAACTCCCGGCATGTGCGCCACGACAGCGAAACGACCCGCCAAGCCAACAACCGAGCGACTTGAAGCCCGGGTTCCCGCACCGATCAAGGATCTGATTGGGCGTGCGGCTTCCCTTGAAGGCGTGAGCCTGACCGATTTCGTCATCGCCACCTTGCAGAAAAGCGCCGCCGAAGTAGTGCGCGAGCACGAGGTTTTGAACCTCAGCGTCAAGGACAGCGCGGCATTCGCCAAAGCCATGCTCGCTCCGCCGAAACCCAACCGCAAACTCACCCAGGCGTTCGCCAGCCATCGGAAAAACGTCACCGTGCGATGAACGGTCTGCGCTCCGAATCTCTGAGTCCGTCCCACGACCGAGAGGGATTTACGTGCGGCGTTGCTGCTCTGAACAACTACCTGCAGCGGCAGGCCTCGCAGGACATGCGGCGTCATGTGGCGGCGGTGTTTGTCATGGTCGGAGAGGACCAACCGAAGACGATCCTCGGCTATTACACGCTTGCCTCGTATGCGGTCGAGACAAGCGGACTGCCCGATGAAACGGCCAAAAAGCTGCCGCGCTATCCGACCACCCCCGCAACGCTGATCGGCAGACTGGCGAGGGCTGTTGACCAACCTGGCATGGGCAGTTTGCTTCTGGCCGATGCCCTTGGGCGGATTCTGGTAAACACACGGGAGGTGGCTTCCGCTCTGGTGGTGGTCGATGCAAAGGATGATGGCGCGGAGTCTTTCTATCGAAAGCACGGCTTCATTCCGTTCGGCGGATTTGTCCGAAAGCTGTTTCTTCCGATGAAGACGATTGCCGAAGCAGCGCGACGATGCGCTCGATGAAGTCGAGATCGAGCTGCTTTTCAGTCAACCGGATGACGGTCCAGCCCGCCAACACGGCTTCGAGATACTTCTCGGCGTCCTTGGCGTAACCCGCTCCGCGGTTGTGCCGACCAGCTCCGCGCTGGAAAATCCCGCCCTCGATTTCGATCAGCGTGCGGCTTGCAACATGTGCAAAGTCGGCGCGCCACAAACGGGAAGCATGGAACCTCACTTCCCGCTCCAGGGGCGGACCTTGCGCCACCCTCCAGAGTAGCAGAAACCTTGATTCCAAGAGGGATGTAGCCATTTCCCTGGCGTCCGGAGTCAACGTCCCGAGCGTCCGTTATGTGGGAAACGCGAAAACAATTTATCACGTAAATTCAATGAGGGTCGCAACATCCCCGCCTCCGTCCTCCGACTTCAATAGATTCCTTCCGAGGTTCGAATCCTTCGTGCTGTGTTTGAACCTCTGCCATCGCGGCAATGACGTCTGGAGTGAGGTCAATGGACATCTGTCCTGGCAGTTCGACCATGAATCGCGCCCCTTCATTGAGAAGCCGTGAGATTCTTTGAGTGGGAGTGGTCATGATTGGGTGAGTAGTTGCAGGGGCGGGAGTTGAACCCGCAGAGGGCGAGGGTATGAGACTCGCCTGGGACCGTCCCTCCCTGCGGTTTGTTAGAGAGCTTCGTAGATGTCGAGGATCAGCTTGAAGTCCTTCTTGACGTTCTCGCGCTGTTCCTCGTCCCATTGATCGACAGGATCATCGGCCGTGGTCTGTTTCCACCAACGGATCAGTCGGTTGATGAGCGCAAGGTGAGTGATGACTCCCTTGTCAGCAGGATCGCCTTGGACTTCTTCCTCGGTCGCGAGACGACCGAAGTTGATGGACTTGCGCAGACGTCGGACGCTGAGATTGTGTTTCTCAGTCATGTCGAGCCAGTGTCGCTTCTCGTCGTCGGTTTTGAGCTTCGCGACCGTCTCGTGCTTGTACCAGTCGAGATTGTCCTTACGTAAGGACAATTCAACCTTACGTGAAACATAGGCCAAATTACGAAGCGTCTTATAAGCCAGCCCGGTGCGTGCCAGTGCCTCATCATATTTTGCGCCGTAGCGAGCCTCTCCGTAGTTGATCCAATCGCCAATGATGAATCCGATAGATCTGGCGATTGGTGCCAGCTTCTCGCCGAGGTTGTTCCATTCGTCGAAGCTCAGCTCCTCGTTGAATTGAATGCCAGTGGGAGTGATGGAAAACTTAGGGTCTTGGATGGCAAGTGTGTTCATGATTTTTGTGAGCGGTAACGTTTGAGTTGTGATCGTTGGTAAATTTTGCGGGCCTGCTCACTGCGCATTGCCCGGGACGGGGGCAGCTTCAGCCTCTCGATGATGTCAACGCAGCGCTTCGAGACAGCGGCCCGGGTGATGCCGTGACGCTTGGCGATAGTGGTCATGCTGTCGCCCGAATAGACCCGCAGGCCCAGGGCGATGGTGAGGCAGTCAATGGTGAGACGCGTATTGTCCTCTGAGACGATGTCGGCCACCAGGCGACGTAGGATTTCCGTCGCGCTGCCCATGGACTGGGTTTCAGGTGCTTCATCCTCGTGATCGACTAAGGCCGCGATGTCCGGCGTGTGGCTGGCTCTCGATGATTCGGCCATATCGTGTTCGGCGGCACCATTGCCGTGGCGTTGCAGGCAGGGTTTGAGCAGACCCAGCTTTTCTGCCTCCCGACGTTCTTCGAGAGTCATGGACTTCACCCATACCTCGTATTCGCGTTCGTACTGAGCATCTCGTTTCGTCTGCTTTTTGGCGTAGTCGTCGGAGTTCATTTTGAACCCCCTTTCAGCCGATCTAAAGCTGATGGCGCTGGTCCCCTCAAGGGTGAACCAGAGCGCGCGAATCTCGGTTTACCGATTCGCGCTCTGATTCTCTTTAGAGAATCTGTCAGGATGCCAGTAAGGTGCCTGACTATCAGCCGTCTTTTTCTGATAGAAATAGGTCCTGATAGGCACCCGGAGACGGGTTCAAACAGAGGGCAAATGGCAGGTTCAAACTCCATGACGACGCCCCCTCCACAGGCGGGTTGCTTTGTCGAAAACGAGCGGACCTGCCTTCATGTTGGCGAGGCAGTAGAAGACCCTCTGGGCCTCCTTGAGCGTGCAGTCGCCTTCGATCTCGGCGATCCGGTCAGAGACATAGGCAAGGACTGCGGATTCCTGGGGAACGCGCCCATTGGCCAGCGGTGGCATGGTCTCGACAGCCTTCCCGTAACGGTCCGCCGCGCTGCCCATCTTGTAGGTCGCTTTCGCCTTCTCGCTCTTGGGGTTGCCTTGTGGTGCCTTGAGCGCCGCAGGATCGGCATTCCGGTCGGTGATGAAGATCGAATCGCACCAGCGGACGACGAACGGCTTCACGGGCGGCAGGGCCCGCAGGGTGAGGTCGATGACATGGGCGTCGTCTTCCTCGTGAGGCGTCATGGTCAGGATCACGTCGGGATCGCGGGCAAACACACCCGAGCCGCCGATCCGGTCGATGGACTCTTTGCCCGCCTGATTACCCTTGGAGAAGTGCGCGCCGAAGACGGCAGCCGCTCCGGACTTCGCCGCCAGTTGCTCGACTTCATTGAGCAGGCTAGCGATGTCGCCGGCGTCGTTTTCGTTCCGTGCGCCGAGGCCCTTGTAAATCGGGTCGATCAGGATCAGGGAATACCCGGTATCACGGATGCGCCCGAGGATCTTCGGGATAAGCGCGGAGAAGTCGGTAGCATGGCCGCGGAGATTCCAGATGTCGAAGCCGGTGAAATCGGAAATATCCTTCGCCGCCGCGATCCGGTTGATGCGGTATTGAAGCGCGAACGGTGGCAGTTCGAAGTTCAGATAGAGGGCACGTCCGGGACGCGTTGGAAATCCCCACCACGGCGAGCCAGTGGACACCGAGAGCATGAGGTCGATCAACGACCAGCTCTTGCGCGCCTTCGATGGACCGCCGAGGACCATCTTTGCTCCTTGATGGAGCACGCCATCGACGAGCTGCGGCGGTTCAGGCTCCGGCTGGCGCATGAATCCATCACCTGGCAGGATCGGGGGCAGATCGGAATTCGAGTGCGCCGCCTCCCATGCCGTCCACGACTCCGCGCCGAATTCCAGCGAGAGGAGAGTCTGCCGACGGGGCTGACCATCGACCGTGCGCCAGCCGTCAGGGCAGCGCGACAGGCGCGACGGATTCCGGTTCTGCTTGTCCAGGTTGATCCCTGAAAACCAGTCCCAGATGATTTCGACCCGGCGCTTGTATTCCTTCTCGTCCGGCGCATCGACCCGAATCCACGCGTGCAGGCTCTTGTTGCCGGAGTCGATCAACGCAGCGACCGGCATGCCGCTGGCGACCACCGCATGGTATTGTTCTTCCTTGGGGATCGGCTTGCCGGCCTCGTCGCGATCGAACTCCACCAGCACATGGCGGAACGCGGTCACATCCTCGTTCTTCGCCCCGTCCTTCGCCATCGGGTTGATGCGAAGGAACAACCCGAGCTTGGTGCCGAACACGCGGTCCACGCCGCCCTTCGCCGCCACCTTGGATTTCCATTCGGATGCCGTGAGCGTGACACCACGGCGCGGGACAATTTCACCTTCTTCATTCTCCGCCGCCGGGGAGATGGCGACGAATTCATCCGGTTGGAAACACGCGTCGATGAGCCTAACAAAGCCATCGTCAATGGTGACCGGCAGCGCCATCGTGGACCGTTCGCGGTGGATCGGAGCGGGTGCGGCACGACGTGGCGCAGGTGACGGCGCGGCAGGCAATGGCCCGGACGCTCCGAGCGGTTCCCTGGAGGTCCGCGCATAGACCGAGCGGATGGTATGGCGCGCCTCGGATTCGGTTAGCCCGTCGGCCATCGCACGGGCTAACAATTGCGCTTCCGTGTCTTCCAGCGGGTGGCCGGCGTCACGGAACTGACAGGTCGCATCAAAGAGCTCGGCATTGCGCATGCCCTCGGCCGCCCCGCGTTGCAGGTAGTCGAGGGTGCGCCGGGGCAGCGATAGCCCGGTGGATCGGTATTTCGGCATCTTGGGAGTGATTGGTCAGTGGTTGGCAAATTGGGCGTCGAGGAATTTTTTGGCCTCCTCGAACGTGGCGGTTTCCGGGCGTCCATGGCCGTAGCGGCGCATCACGCGGACCTGTTTGGGCGTCGCCAGGCCGAGCTTTCGGCGGGTGATCAGCCGGTCTAGCAGCAGCGAGGCGTGCCCCTTGCTCAGGACGCCCATGGTATCGAGGCCGAACTTCTGCAGCACATCGAGCTGCTTGGACGTGGGAGACTGTGCCTGCCACGCCATGGTCGGAACGTATTCCGCCAAGGCTGCCTCGTTGAGCGTGACGGCAAGCTCCAGGGGATCGAGCACGCTGCCGCGCCGTGTCCGGTTCTGGCTGAGTCGCTCGGTGAGTGAGCGGGTGCGATCCGCATTCACTTCCTCGCGGGCTTCTTCGAGGTCGCCCTCGCCACCGAGCTTTTCCGTGAGTGCCTTCGCATCCGCCTCGTCTTCGGCGATCAAGTTGGCCGGCCGCATCAGGCTGTGCTCCTCGGCCTGCCAGAGGAAATCGAGCACCAGCAAATGGTCCTTGCCGCCATACATCCGCGTGCCGCGACCGATGATCTGCGAATACAGCGCCCGCACCTTGGTCGGCCGCAGGCAAACCACGCAGTCGATGGACGGCTCGTCATATCCTTCGGTGAGCAACATCGCGTTGGTCAACACGCGGATCTCATCCTTGCGGAACCGCTCCAACGTCGCCTGCCGCGCGGTGGTCTGCCCGTCGATGTGCTCGGCTAACAACCCGCGCTCACGGCAGATTTCCGCGAAACGTTTCGACACCGCGATCAACGGCAGGAACACGAGCGTCTTCCGGTGCCGGTGCTCGACCAACACGTCGGCGATTTGTTCGAGATACGGTTCGAGCGCATGTCCGAGGTCATCCGCATTGAAATCGCCTGCCGTGGTGCGCACGCCGCGGAGATCCATGCCAAGCGGCACGGTCTTGACCTTGATCGGCGCGAGCCATCCTTGCTGGATCAATTCGAGCAGGCTGATTTCGCAGGCGATGTTCTCGAAGTAGCGACCGAGGTTCTTTTTGTCTCCCCGGTCAGGCGTCGCCGTGACGCCTAACACCTTCGCGTGATCGTGGAAATGACCCAGCGTGTTGAGATAGCTATCGGCGAGCGCGTGGTGCGCTTCATCGACGACCACCAGGCCGAAGTGATCCCGCGGCCACCGCTCACGGCGCTTTTCACGCATGAGCGTCTGGACCGATGCCACCACGACCGGGGCATCGAGCGACGCACGGTCATCGCCCATCTCCACCTGGGCTTCGAGGCCGGTGGAACTGCGGAGCTTGTCCACCGCCTGGGTGATGAGTTCCTCGCGGTGGGCGAGGATCAACGTGCGCTGCGGCTGGTAGTCCTGAGCCAAGCGGCTGAACAAAATGGTCTTGCCGCCACCGGTTGGGAGCACGCCAAGCTGGCGGTCGAAATCCTCAAAGCCCTTGTGGATCTCCTGCCGGGCTTTCATCTGATAGGCACGGAGGCCCATTTTTTCAGAATGGTTCGTTGTCACTACGGCGTGCGGGTTGGGGTTGGGCGGCTGGTTTCGCGCTGGACTTCGGGGCAGTGGATTCACCGGGCTTGGCAGGCAGCCATGCGGCGACCTTGTTGCGCTTCTTGCCGTTGTATTCCTCGACGCTGAGGCGGGCCTTGCCGGTGCGACCGATCAGGTCATCGGCGGTGATTTCGACGTCCTCTTCTGGTGAAACCTCTTCGCCGGTGGCGGCGCGGAAGCTGTCGATCTTCCAGAACGCATTCGGGATGAAGACAAGGAAGTCGTAGAGATAACTGCCGGGCGATGTCCGGAGCTTGAGTTCGATCATCTCGTGGCCGGTCTTGGAAACCGTCTCGATGGCGTCGATTATTTCGACCTGATAGTCGCCAGGATCAACGAAATCGGGGCGTTCGGTCGGGGTGGATGCGGTGTAGGATGGCATGATATTAGTTTGGTTTGGTTTTGGATTGTTTGAGATAGGTGGAGGGCGCGGCGTGCTTCACCGCTTCTTCCGGGAATGGTTTTTCGCTGGGCATCCGCTGGCTCCACAGGTCGCGGAACTTGGCGACTGATAGATTGCCGTATGCATTGAGCACCGGGCCGAAGCCCATGCGCTGGATGTGGTGGCCGACGGTTTCGCAATCGACGAACTCGCTGCCCTTGAGCGTGACGAGCTTCCAGCCGGGGACTTGGCCGCCAGTCTTGATCCGCTCGGTGGCGATCTTCTTCGCCCGTTCGCCGAAATCCTCGACCACCGCGAAGGCTGATAGAAAGCGTCCGAGTTTTTCCGGATCAGCGAGCAGCGCGTCGAAATCGAAGCCTGGTTCCGTGACGGTCAATGTCTCACCGACCATCGCCAGCCGCGCCGGACATGTATCCGCCTTGGCGCACCAGCCACAGTATTCACACGGGTTCGGCTGCTTCGCCGGATCGTTGAAGGATTTGACGAGCTGATCGACGATGGCATGTGCCTCTTCGTAGGTGAACTTGTGAGTCTCGATCTCGCGCTGGTCGCAGAACAACAAGTGCGCCGTCCACTCGCCCGCAAAGTGCGCGCCCATCAATCCGAGCGCGTAAGCCGCCATTTGCTCGCGGTAATTCCGCCTCGCTCCGGTCTTCAGATCGAAGTGGGTGAACTTCATCGGGACGATGGCATCCGCCGTGCCGGTGAGATTGAGGATCTTCACACGACAGTCGTCCTCGCGGGCAAGAACGCGCTCGCGGCCCGACATCGCCCGCACCATCGAGATCGACCAGGAAACAGCGGCGATCTCGTCGGCTGTCAGCTTGTTGGCGATCACGAAGCGTTCTTCGAGGCCGAGCAGTTCGGCGCGGAACGCGGTGTCTAGCAGAGTGCCGCGCTCGGCAGCGGGGCCGGCCACGGGATTACTCTCGTAACACGGGCACACCGCGAGCTTCGGCAGGTTGGATGGACGGAGGGCGCTCATGGCGTTCCCTCCTTCTCCTTGACCCATTCCGCCACAGCGGCGACGAAACGATCAGGCTCACCTAACATCCGGGCGGCGTATGCCGGATCCAGATTGTCGATGGATTCCAGCGGGCCTTCCTGCGTGTAGTTGAGCTGGCCGCGGGCGACCAAGAAATCGACCACGTTGGCCATGTCTGCCTTGTGCTGGAACGCGGCGAAGATCCGGTCGGTCAACGACGGTGCCGGTTCTGCGGCTTCCGGTTTCGCGGCGACGGAGCCCCCCGACTCCGCCACCGCGCCGAACACCGGGGCCAGAGCCTCGATGGTGAACGGAAGCTTGTCCGGGAGACCATGGCGATTTTTCGCGTCATAAGCCGCCGTATGAGTGGCGAACAACACGCGCTCCTTGCCGCCGACACCGCGCATCTTGCCGTTGTCCTTCTCGGCGACCTTGGTGACGTAGTTGGCGAATAGCACCACGTCTGCCCATTCCTTGAGCAGCGGCGCGACCGATTTGCTCAGTTTCAATTCGAAGCGGTCATAACTACCCGCCTGGTCGGGAGCCTCGAATTTCTTCACCGTCGCGTGGGCCAGGAAAACGACGTGCATCCCACGGGCAAGCAGGGCATCGAGCGAGTTGAGGAACCGGGCGAACTCTTCGGTGAGCAGGACCCAGCCTTTGCCGTAGCCGAAATCTTCGATGGAGTCCTTGTTGGACTTCCGGCACAGGTGTTCAGCCAGCCGTTTTTCTAACCAGTCGGCGGTGTCCACGACCAGCGTCTTGAACGGGTGATCCGCCTTCGCGAGCTGGGTGACTGCGGCGGTGATTTCCTCCCAAGTCGCCACCGCATCGAAGCGGGCGACATCGAGGTGGTGGGTGCCGCCTTCGGTGTCGAGGAAGACAGGGTCCGGTGATTGACCGGCGAGCGTCGATTTTCCGACGCCTTCGGGACCGTAGATGACGACCTTCTGCGGTCGGGGGATTCGGCCCCGGCGGATGGCCAAGGGATTGGTGGATTTGGTGTTGGTTTGCATCTGGCGAATGCGGCGGGGTGTCAAATGACCGCCGTCACCCCCTTCCCCGGACATGTCCGGAAATAGTCCGAAAAAGTGTCCGGGATTTCCTCAAACCATTGATTTGCAATGGTGAAAATTTCGGGGATTTTTCAGACCCGGTTCCGGACATGTCCGGAAATCCAAAAAACCGTCCGGTTTTTGGCGTGCCCACCGGTCATCCTGAATAATGTTTTGGGTCTCCGAAATATCTCGGAGTCACTCAAGGGGTTCATTTTCCGTGGGTTCAAATTTTCGGGTTCACAAGGCACGCCCTTTTTTGTTCATGAGAACACTTAATCACTTGCCGCGTATGCCTTCGATCCGCACTCCTCGCATTGTCCGCCCTGGCGTTCTTTCCAACCTGAAACCGTCGAGCATCTTCTCCCTACTTTCCCCCTTCTCCGCTTACTTCGCGGCGCGGGGTGCCCCGCTGGATTGCCTCGACGCTCAGAGACCGATTCTCGACGAAATCGTTTCAGTGATCACGTCGCCGGTGGAAGCCACTCCATCCGAACTCGTCGAACGCTTGGAGTTATTAGATCTCATCTCCGATCCCCAGAGCGGCATCAATTTTGAGGACGGCTATGAAGCACTCGTCAAACGCCTGAGGGAAAATGACGACAGCGATGAGGATCTGGCGGTCAAAATTCTCATCCACGCGCCGGATATCGCCTGGCGGGAGTTCGACCGTCAGGCCCTGCAGGCGAAGCGCTCGTTGGCATCATTCACCCACAACCCTGTCTTGAAGTTCCTGCCACCCAACGAGCATCGCATCGCTCAGTTAGAAAGCCTGCTCGGTCCGTGGTTTGAGGAAAACGCCCGATCCGGGATCTGCCGCATCCACGTCCGCGAGGAGCCAAGCGGCACTTCGTTCGTCATCCGGCACGGCGACCTGCTCAAGCGCATAGGCGTTTTTGGCGAGAATGGCAGCTCATCATCAAAAATCCTCCGTCCCGAGCGGGTGGACGTCGCCCACTACCGCCACCTCACCGGCGAATGGCAGATTTCAGGCATCGGCCGCCGTTTGCAGGAATTGTATCGCCAGGCATTCGGCACGGTCTTCCACGCGTCCGCCAACGCCCTCGTTCACTCCAAGCGCTACTCGCTCGAACCGCTACGGGAAGGTCCGTCTATCCTCAAATGCGACCCAGCATCGCGCATCCAGTTTGCCGATCTGGCGTGGATCAAGATCGAGCTGCCCTGCGGCAACCAGGTGCTCATCACCCGAGGTAACATCTTCGCCGGCATCGCGGAATTGAGCCCGTCGCTCCTCCGAAGCGCCATCCTCCTGGAGGCTAGAATCGACTTCAAGATCGCGGCAAAGCGCCGGTTCGTGCCAGTGATCCTCACCCCGCACCGCGATAAGATTTCCGGGCTGCACCTTGACGACGCCGTCGAGCCCTGGCTCGCCGAGCGCGGCTTTTCCAATCACAACCATGAGACCATCATTCTGGAAAGCGCTTGAAGCACTCGGGGCCTCTGGCTCGGCGCTCTGCAATTGGCGGCATCACCTCGGTGACGATTGGGAAACCTGCGCCCCATTCCTGGAACCAACCGGAAATCCGGGACGGTGTGTCATCGACCCGAGCCCCCCGCTGCGGATGCTCAAACTGATGGTGGATGGCGACGAGGATTTCGTGGCGGTGGATGACGATGGTGACGTGCCGCCGATTCCGTTCAAGGCGGCGGACGTGGCGGAAATGCAGCCGCGTTGGGATGCCATCGCTCAGGCCTTGGCGAACATGATTGATTTCGATTACGGCGCTTGGGAAAATCAGGGAATTCTCCGCCGTATCGGCTCAAGCCAGGACCCCTTTGGCCACGTCAGCGCGGTGCTCCTCTTTCTGCCGCCTGGCCGCCTCGGCGACTACCACGGGCTGTTCAGCGAACTCTCCTCCCGCACGGAATCCACCGTCCTATTCCCAACTTCTCGCTGGCTCACGGTGGAGATGGAAGCATTGCGGGTCCGCAACCACCTCGAATTCGTCGATCTCGCGGAACGTCTTGCAAAGATGGAGGCGCAACCGGCAATCAAGGTGCCACTGCCCGCCATCATCAAACCCCGCGGACCCGCCAAACCCAAGATCCGGGCCGTTATCCACGCCGGCAGCGGCCTGACCTGGAGCCAAGTTCGTGTTGAGATCGCCGGCAACCAGACTATCCACCTCAAAGCTCCAGGCCAGGAAGGCGCACACTCGTTCTCGAAGCGCAACCAACTCGGCCCGGAACACCCTGGAGTGCCCCCGAAAGTTGATCCACTTCTTATGAGAGTTGTTGGTGGTGTTTCGGTTTGTTAGGTTTGGGTGAAGGCGTCTTCTTGGTGAGATGCTTGGA